ACCTGACATATTAAGTCCGTGGACCTTGCCTAAATACCAGTATTTGCCGTTGTTATCGCCTACGACAGCTACTAAAGTATTCTGAGCTAATAAAAGAATTTCGTTTCTTGTATTCGCTTGTAATTTGTTAAGAATGATTGACAATTCTTGAGCGTAGAATACAGTCCCGTTTTGCACGTTCGCGTTGATGTTCTCAGTCAAAGAAGAAGTTCCAGGAACTAATTCGTATTTTCTGAAAACCTTACCGCTTCCCTTAGTGATCGCAGTAATTACACCGCTTGCTTCAGTCGTGCTAGATACGTTACCCTTTTCAATGAAATACACTTCCGTGATTCCGCCTAATGAATCTTTGCAATCTAAGGTATATCCTTGAGTTAATGCGCAAGCCATTATTTTAAATTTAAAAGGTTAAAATTAGGGGAGTCCTATCCAAAGGAATCTCCCCGAACTTATTGGTAAGAATTAAGCTAAGATGAAATCTACCATCTCAGCAGGGAAAGCGATCTGAACGCCAGCCTTGAACTCAGCTACAAAGCGAACTTGATCAGCTTCTTTAGCGAAGAACAATTCGAAACGCTCTTGCTCATCTAATAAGTCAGTTCCGTAGAACATGTTTGAAACGCGACCACCGTAGATCTTAGAAGTTCCATTCAAACCTTGAACAGCTACTACCTTTACAGTCGTGCCAGGTAACATCATTTCTGAGTCAGCCTTTCCGTCAAATGTGTAAGCGAATAAGTTAGCGTTCTTTAATGCGATTGTGTAAGTACGGAATACATCCATTCCTACGAAGATAGTCGCATCGTCCTTAGCTACGATCTCAGCAGGTAAAGCCTTGTAAACTGCATCAATTACAGCGATCACGTTTGAAGTAGTGATACCAGCAGAAGCAGCTAAAGGAGTGCCGTAGTAAGTAGTTGTGTTAGCGTGGATAACTGAAGCAGAAGCAGCAGCGATTAACTTAGAGAAACCGTCGAACTTGTTCAAGTTTCCGTTTGCTGAAGCTGTATCTCCTTGCCAAACTGCGATCTCTAATTGAGAAGCGATCTTGTCAGCCTTACGTTGTGAGTATTCAGCAGCGAATACGATAGAATCGTAAGAAGATCCAGCTGGTAATGCCTTCTGTAAATACTTAGCTTCTAAATCTTTCGGGCAAAGTGCCTCGTTTACCTTGATCTTTCCAACAGTTAATGTGCGCTGTGTGAAAGTAGTTGTGCCTGAAGCGTTGAAACCGCAAGAAGATCCATCTTGGAAGAACGCGTCTGTGTCCATGATGTTAACTGTCTCAGCAGATTTTACGCCTAACATTACGTTTCCTTGATCCTTGATCAAAGAGATTGTTTTTGCTCCTAATACTGAAGACGCTACTAATTGAGTCGCGTTCTCTTCTGTATAGTTAGCCAATGAAGATACTACAAATGCCATCTTTTTGTTTGTTAAATTGTTATTTTAAATTTTTTACTTTGTTTAAAAATCTCTCGATTTTCTCTTCTCTTTTCTCTACTTGAGAGAAAGAATTTTTTGGTGCCTGGATAGGACCAGCGCTAGGAGTTGAAGCCAAACCTAAAACTACATCAGAAAGATCGTTGATCGCTTGAGAGAATTTACCCTCGATAGATGCGATCTTAGCTTTTAAAGCTTCATTCTCTGCCTTTAAGTTTTCGATAGTGCCATCAATTGCCTGGAACTTATCTTCTTCCATTGGAATTTCTTCCACTACTTCTTCAATCGGCTCAGCTTCTGCTTGAGGAGTCTCAATGCCTTCTACCTTACCGCCTACAGTTGTTACCATAGTACCGTCTACTAGCTCGTGCTCGCCGTCTGGAGCAGGAGAAGCGTTACCGCTTTCATCTACTAGCATAGCCTCAGCTCCAATCTCCAAACCGCTTAAGTCAATCTTAGATCCGTCTTTAAGATCGTAAGTTTCAAAAGATAGTTGTGTGACTGGTGCAGATTCTTCGCTAGTCTCCACTTGTACTTCTTCGTTTTCTGAAGCTAGCATCAAGCGGATCTTTTCGATTCCTTCTTTTACTGTCATGTTTAGTTTAATTTATTACTCGTTTATAAATACAGATAAAAAAAAAGTTTATACTTTAAACTTTGCACTCATTCAAAATCCTAGATATTTCAGACCAAAGCTTTTCTTCTTTAGTCATGTCTCCTGGCTGTTTCTTGTAATTAAACATACCTTCGACGCTAAAGCCTTTAAACTTGCCAGACTTAACGTCTCCCCATACTTCGTCATTATCGATTGAATAAGAGGCAAAAGCGGAGCCGTCTGGAGCGTCTTCAAATCCTTTCATTGGTTTGATTCCTCTCGACTCATCTGTGATCCAGATCTCAAACATCGTCACGCCATCGACCACCTGGTTAGGATCGTGCATCAAATTGACGTTTGAAGTGTATCCCTTCTGGAACATCTTCTTAACAATCTTGTAAATCGTATCCTTTGGGAAGGAAACGAAATACTCTTGGCCGTTATCATTGCGATAAATAGGCGTGTCAGCTAGCATGATAGGACCAGAGATGATTCGACGCTCTTCGTCTTGGATCTCAAAATTCATGCGATCCTCTTTGAAGCGAAGGAAGTTTCTCTCAATCGCTGGCTTGTCTACCAAAGCAACGAAATCCACTTCGGATCCATCCATTAGGTCCTCATTAATTTCTAGTAAATAAATAGGTAAATTCATTCTTTATTTTTTAGTTAAAATCTTGAAGCTTTCTCGATACGCTCAATTCTTTTCTGTGATCCAGTGATGTCGCTCTCTACCACATACGCGCGTGTCGTTACGTTTGATATACTATTTAGTGACCGCTGATCTAATGAAGTCGGGATAGGCTCCGCTGATCTAGGCGCAATAGGAGCGCCTGCTCCTGCGCTTGGCGCTGATCCTAGGCTAGGCGCTGATCCTCCACCAGATTGGCCAGGAACCTGGACAGCTAAGATGTTTTGAATTGACTTATATCCAGAAGCTAAAGCAAGTCCAGCATTGATCGGCGCAAGCACTGGTCCTACGAAAGGAATTCCGATCGTAGACTCATAAGCTTTCTGAGCGGATAAGATCGCCGAGATAGTAGCGCTTGCTACTGCTGCCGCCTTTCCTGCTGCCGTTTCAGTTCCTAAAAGATTCGCTAGGTTTGCTAGTGTGTCAGCAGTTGCTTGAGCTGCCTGGATCTTAGCCTTCGATTCTTCTTGAGCTATTTTCTTTCTAGCCTCCGCGTTTTTCTTCGCGTCCTCAGTTTGCATCTGCTGAGTAGCTCTAGTAGTTTGTACGATCTCCTCAGAAGTCGTGCTTACATTTTCAAGCGCTTGCTGTTCGTATTTTTCATTGATCTTTAAAAGCGCTTCTTGTCGTGCCTCCTCTACGCCTTCGAGATCTCCCCCAAATTTTAGACGATCTTCATAAAGCTTGTCATATTTTGCCTGCTCTAATTCAATTTCCTTTTCTTGATCAGTCAGGAATTTCTCCGCGTTTCTGTTTGCGATGTCTTCGTCTTCCTTATTGATCCTTGCCTGATTCTTTTCATATTCTGCGCGCGCATCTTCCGCTCCTTTTCGAAGATCTTCCAGGCGTTTTTTAGCAGCGGCTAGTTCTTTGTCTGCTGCCTCTTTGTTTTGCTTAGCGATCTCTTCATTCCGCTTTTTATTTTCGTCCGTTACAGACTTATTGTACTTCGCATCAATTACGACTAGATCAGTTTTAAGCTCGCGGAATTTTTTCATTTCCTCTTTGCTTAACTCTCCGTTTGTCTTTAGCTTTTGACGTAATACATTTAAGTCAGTATTGACGATCTCCTTGCGCTTCTCAGAAAGTACCTTCTCGCTGGCTCCCGTTGCTTCTAAAACTTTAAGATCAGCCTCTAAAGTTTCCTTTCTACGCTCTGAAGTCTTAGTGAATTTGTCTAAAGATCGCTCTGCCTGGTTTGTGATACCTACAAAATCGGTCACTTTCTCCACTAATCCAGTAAAAATCTTCCCTACATTAGCTAATCCAGGGATCGCTTTAAGGACAGCCTCCTTAATTGCATCAAAATTTGAGACGATTAAGCCCAATGAAATAGCAAAAGCACCCACTCCAGTGGCAATTAATGCCCCTCTCATAGTGGTAAAAGCACTAATCGCCGCCGCTTTCATCGAAGCAAAGGCGCTTAATACGTTTGTTTTGATGACTAGCCCTAAGTTTTTAAAGCCATCGATCGATGCTAGGACCGTATTTAGTCCTTCAGATAACGCCAGGGCTCCCTGAACTTTTAAGAGTTGCTTTTCTACCTCGGCAGATTCTACTCCCACTAGAGCTAAAGCTCCCTGAGTTGCAGCGAACGCCCCAGCTACGCCCTGGATTGATTGACCAAATGCTTTAAATTTAGCATCTGGATCGAACGCCTCGATCGTAGCCTTAGCGTCTCCGATACGATCCTTTAAATCAGCGGCTCTTTTGGCAGCGTTTGCGATTTCCTGAGCGGAAGCCCCAGCTGTATTTTGGAGCTTTACTAATTCCATTGTAGCCTCACGAAGTTGTCCTCTCAGACTCTTCGTGTCAGCTACTAGATTAATTCCTACTGTTTCGTTTACTGCCATTACGCGTATGTTAGTTCAATTACTCTTAATAATTCCACCTGGGTAGTTTTTGGAACGCTCGGATTGTAGTCATTTACTTTGTTCAATCTCCACAGCGCGCCATCAATCAAAATCAGCTTTGCAAAATCTAGCGAATAGATGTCTTGCAGATCTAGGTATAAATAGCAAGATAGGAGCTTGCTATCCTTAGCGATAATCTCAGCTAAATAATCGCCCCAGAAAGCCGTGAATAAATTAGCTTGAGGATATTGAACAGATAGGCTGAATAGCAATTCTTTAGGAACCCCAAAATTAATATCTTTAGTCGGCGCTGTCGGATGATCTAAGTGCCCAGCATACCCGTAATAAGTGATTGCAGATCCTAAATTTCCTGAACCCTGCTCGCTTGGCTCCTTAATATGCCAGGAATTAACCCCAGTTATTTTCTGGAATTGCATGATTCGGATATTAGTATCGCGCCTCTGCTCTACGTCATCCGATCGATCAAAGATTGAAGCACAAAGCTTGTCATCACTGGTCCTCTTAACTAATACAGAAGGGCTGAAGATTATATCGATATTTGTTCTGTCCTTTGTGAACTCAAAGCCAGTATCCTCTTTTCTGTCTCCGTAGCTTTCGCTGTATTTTTTATTGTACCGCTCATTATAGAAGTCATCGTCTTCTGTATATTGGAAGTCATAGAAGCGCGCATTAAGCTCGCTCATTGGCTTAATGCTGATCGGCTGTGAATAGTCTACCTTGTCGGACCAGTCGATCGCGTTTGATACTGGATCCTCTAGCAATACTAGCCCAGTCGTATCGCCTGGCTCGCCGTGAAGAAGTAAGTCTCCAAAGTCATCGATCTTGATAAATCCACCACCGATCTGATAGAAGTCAATGAAGGGCTCAATCATGATGTGCTTATCTTTTGACTTGTCCTCGTAGACATAAAGGTTAAACATTCGGCAGATCGAAATGAATAGATCTTTTTGAAGGATTCCTTTAGGCAATAAATTAGGCATTGAAAGCGACGCGCCATAAGTTGCAGCGACTGGAACCAAATTATCCGAATTGAAATCGAGCATTAAGTTCTCAGAAACAAATTCGTAATTTGGATTACTTCCTGGATTCGTAGTGACTTCGACATAGAACGTATCGCCATTTGTAAGCGAAGCTTCTATCGTTTCATTAATGTAAAACTCTGTTTGCTCATCGTCATTATCTGCAAGCGTCCAGGCTCTTAATACTGTTAAATTCTGATATAGCTTGATGTTTACTTGGCGCTGAGTTACAACAGTGCCATATCCCTGGAAGGTAAACTTTCCAAGCGTTCCAGTAGTGCCAGTAAAAGTAAAGGTATTACTTGACGCGATTGTGAATTGATATAAATTTGTTGAGTTAAAAGTCAGTAATTCATCCGGCTGATCAATCGTGATATTAGCCGCCTGAGCGTTTAATAGATTAGCGATTACCTGCTCTAGGTTTGCAAAATTATTCGGGATAATTAGCGATCTAAAGAAGGACGTATTAAAGAAGTCACTTGAATAAGTGTAGCCAGAATAGTCGATTATCTTATCCATTAATTCATGAACAAAGAAAGCCGGTCTAAAGGCGTTTAAGTGGTATGCATTCCCGGTGCCAGTTTCCGGATGCTTGCAGTTTCCGTAATCAATCAAAGGGAAAACGATACCAGTTCCTGAAGCATTCCAGGAATTCTTTACGTTTGTCTCTGTCCATGTTTGATTATATTGTCCGAAATAGTTTGAGAATTCCTCATCCTCAAGCGTCTTGTTAGCGATCGCAGAAGCAAAGCCTCCAAGTTCCCCGAACACAGCACACTCGTACTCGATCGTACCCTTGTTTATCTTGATCTCAAGCAAGCGAAGAACGCCCTTAAATACCTGGATTTTATTTACAAAAATCTTCGCATTCGTTTGTTTAGTCGGATCGAAATTATAACCAACGCTTGGATTATCTGTATTAACCCCGTAATTGTTAGAATTAGTGAGGCTATAAATATGCCCAAAAATTTTATTATTATTAGCATTACCTGGAACTGTGATCGTTTTTGAATACGTCGTATTTCTAGAGCTAAAGTCTTTGATGTCATCAATCGCCAAATTTAATTCCAGCCCGATATCCTCGTAAATATCAAGCCGGCTATTTTCTAATATTATTTCTGTGATCATTATTTAAATTGGCTAAACTGTTTGATACCTAGGTCGAAGTTCAATTCGTAGTTGAAGATCTTGTCTGAGCTATTATTTTTTTCCTGCCAGTTTGTGGCAGTGAAAACGATCGGGTAGTAGTTTCCACCGAATTGATAATAAATCTCATTAGAAGCTAAAAGCTGAGATCCCAGGTTGTAGTCATCGATCGTCAAATAATCAGAGATCACAAAGTAAGAATAATCGATAGCAGTCGTGAAGCTTCTTGTACCCCCATAAAAAACATTAGACGAATCTTTGAAATCCATCGTTTTTGTGCTAGTGTTAATTTCATATCCAGAGCGTGTGTAAGTTTTGCGATCCATTTTTTTATTCTGTCTCGATAACAATCTGAAGGCGAATTGATCGTATCCTCCAAACTGATTTTGGAATACGATCTGAACCGGTGTAAATCTAGGTGCGCACGTTTGTGTGATAGTTATCGAATCAGCGCCGATCGATACTCGATAAGCATAAGTGCTCGCCGTGATCTTAGTCGTGCCTAGGTAGGCATTTATCGAAGCCGGAGATAGGTCCAAAAGAATTCCGTGAACTGCGCTAGGTAAGAAGTTAGATCCAGTCGATGCGCTTCCGTTATTGGTCCCGTCCTCGTTTAGATTCTGGATCGTAGCAGTTAGCGAGCTGGCTAAGTCTGAATTAAAGTAAGTGATCAAGAAAGATTCTCCTTGAACTACTTTCGCAGCTGTCCGATCGCGAGATGTCAAGAACTTATTTTCATAAGTGGTCATCGGAGTGCGAAAAGGATCAAGCGAAAAATTCCAGCCCTTATACGATCCAGAAGTCAAGTTCGGATAAGTTACTCCGTTATATTCTTCGCCGTAGCGGATCGTGTAATCGACATGAAGAAAACCGTCTGCGCATCTGACAAAGCCTGAGCCGTCATCGACAAGCTGGCTTGCAAAGTAATTTCTGACAATAGGCCCGAAATCGATGATCCCCAAATTGTTAGAGTCTGGATAGACTTTAAAGCTTGCGACGGTTGCGGAATTAACTTGTATGTCAAATACATATTTGAAGTTTGTTAGTCCTACTTTGTCCGAACTTACGACGAACCATAGCGCGTCATGAGCGGAAGAATAACTAGCAGGAATGCTTTCAATAGTGATCGCCATTATTTGAATGTTTGTTTAATGTTTAAAGCTACGTCTTGACCTAGTGCCTTTGCAAGCTTGATCTGGAAGTCCTGACCGAATGCCTCTTCGATATTATCTTCGAAGAATCCAGTCCTAGAGATACCTTTTCGTTTTATGTTTCTAGCCGTCGCTATTGCCAGGTTTCGAAGCGTTTCTGTTTTGTCTACCACATTCCCAAGCGTTTTTCTTTTGCGCTGTAAGCCGGTCAGATTCTTTCTCTGGTCCTCGTTGCGGATGTAAGACTTATGTCTTAAATACCATTTAGTGATCGACGTAATGAAGCCACTAGAAAGGCGTAAATTCTTAAAGCTATAAGGACTATTAGTCGGCTCGTGAAATCCTCTAGGAAGCGATCCTTTAAAGCCTCCGATACCCTTGACACCTTTGTCGTTGAAATCATAATACTCAGATGCTGGATTGTTTTTATCATATCCGATTGTCAAAGAGTATTTAGTTCCGCTCTGCTTTACTTCCGTGACTACGATGTCTGACAGATTACCAGTGTCGATCTTGCCTCGCTGAGTTAATCTTTTTTTAGCCAGCTGTATAAACTCAAAAGCTGCCTGAGTCATTATAGCCTCGACAGCATTCAAAACTACTTTGCCACCTTTGGAGATTCCTCCAGCTGTGAAGCTTGAGCCTAAAGATTCCTGCGCCTTAGTTATGCTTTGCATACGCTTGTTTTATTTGTTCGCGATCGTGCGCGTTTTTGCTCTTTAAATACGACAGATCATTCAAAGCCTGGATTGTCGGAAGCTCGTAAACTTCAGACAATTTTATCCTTTCGTGCTCCGCGATAAGTGTGGCCTGGTATATCCATCCAAAGCGTTGCATAAACCCTCCACCAGAATCTCGGCCTCCTCTTCCGTCATCCCCGCCTTCATTGATTCCGTCTTGAAATAGCCCGCTAAATTCTTTATCGAGTCGCTGAATACTTGACAAAAAAAAACTATCGATCCGTAGACTTGTTCGAACGGAGCTTCTAAGATATCCTCAGCGTATTCCTCGTGCTTAGCCGAATCGTACTTGCATACTTTCCATCCTCTCCAGGTCCGCTTCATAGGCATGACCATTGACGCGGCGATCTTGTGAATGTTCATCGCTATATCTGCCCCGAAAAACTTAGTTTCTAGGTAGCGTGCATAGGGTATATTCCGTACGTCATAGATACACCGGTAACGTCTACCAGGCGTCTTAATAAAGTCCACCGGCTTAGGCTCTGGGAGCGTGTCAGTGATGAACTTTATTTTTAATAATTGCTTATTTAGATCCTTTACAGATAAGGAGTCTATTTGGTTTTCTGTTTGGTTAGTCAGAATAGCCAAGGATTTCACAGCGATGTCGAGCTCTGTCAGTCCTTCAGTTTTTTGAAGAAGATTCTGGAGCTGGATCCACTGCCATACAGTAACGTCTTTCCAAGTCATATCGATATTAAATAGCATTTAAACAAAATTGTATTTACCGGTGCCAGCCTTGAAGTCTAGCTTTCTCCAGGCTAAAGCCAAAGCCATCACGCAGTCATCGTGAAAACCGCTCGGCGCGGAATACTTTACACCATTAGCTGAGTATTGATACTCAAAGATTTCGAGCTCCTCCTGGATCATACCGGCCGGGTAGTGGATCTTCTCTTGATGAATCGCCACCTGCAAGCCTAACATTAATTCCTGCTTCGACTGGCTTGTAAACTTAAAGCCCTCGATCGCTAATCCTTCGCGCTGTAATTGCTCGACCACTGGATCGCCTACGCCAGTGCTATCGACTAACATGGGAACCTTTGGAAGCATTCGGATTTTATTTTGTGTACTTGCCCAGTCGCTCTGGAAGCGATCGAAGTAATCCACATTTCCAGCGCTATCTAGTCCAATGATCACAGTCCAGTCGCTATATTTTGCAAGGTCAATCCCAAATACGCGGACCGGCTCCTGAGACATTGCAGAAACGCACTTAGATAGTGCATGAGATCCAAAAGGATTCGCGCTGTTCTCTGCTGGGTTTGCCATGTACTCCTGCTCAAATACCACTTCAGGCAAAGCAAGCCTAGCGCTGTCGATCTCTTCGTCTGCTATGTGAGGATTATCGTAAGAGCTGTATTTGAAAGATTCCCATTCCCCAGAAGGATCGAGTCCTTTAAGGTAAAGTGAGTAAAAGAAATTCTTTCCTTTTGGAGTCGATAAGAATATTGCCTTTCCTTGGAAGTCTGTGAGCGTTGGTCTTATTGCATTATTCCAGCCGTCTTCCAGGTTAGGAATAAACGACGCCTCATCGATGATCACATAGTGAAACTTTAAACCCCTGAGATTATCCAGGCGTTCGCCAGTGAAGAATCTGATCGAGCCTCCAGTGATTAGCTTAAAGGTCAGATCGGATCGATTAGGGATCGCTACGTTTGCCGGCATCAATAAGGCCAGCTCATCGAAGAACGCCTTGGCTAGTAAGTAAGTCGGCGTGATATAAGCGACGCGCTTTCCTTGCATGGATTCAAGGCATGTGATTACCTGGCAGATTAAGGACTTCCCCCATCGTCTGCCGGACATTAACACCTTGAACCTTGCTTTTGAGTTTAAGACCTTCGCTTGGTTAGTGTGTGGTCTAGGAAGTGTGATCTTCGTTTGCAAAGCTTATGATTACTTCTTGTTTCTCTTCGTTCTTAGCTCGATCCGTCCATCCTAAGAGATTCTTAGCGTAGAATATACCCTTTCCTTCATTGGCCACAATATCGGCCGCCAGAGCGCGAAACATTTCATCGATCTCTTTGACTTCTTTGTGTAGTGGATGATCAGAATTTCCTAGGACATTATACCAATTCGAGCGCTTGTAGAATTGAGCGCCTTGTCTTGGTAACCATATCAGTAAAAAGTAGCTGATTGTAGGCAAGTGACGCTCACGAATGATTCGAACGCCTGCCCCAGTCGCTACTTCCTTAGTAGAATCCAGGCAATAGTCGATGTATTTATTCGCCCACTCTAGGATCAGGTCAGCTTCTCTGATTTTCTCGACTGGTTTTTTAGTGCTTACTGGTTTTTTCTCTTTCATTTTTTGAATAATAAGGTCCAATCAGTCGGTATAGTTAGGCGATGATATAGTGTATATCCATATTCTGCCATAAAATTAACCCACTCGTCGGTCTGTTTTATGTTAATATGGCCCCACCAGGCATCGAATTCTTCAGTCGTAGTGTAAGGAGTTGAAGAAAGAAGAAGATAATTAGCCTCAATGCTCTCCAAATACTCGTTAATCTGCTCGTCTGTTAGGTGTTCAAACACCTCGATCGATACAATCATTCCACATCGGTTTGGATAATTATCAAGTCCGTGCAATAATTGCCCACGATTATACGCAAATTCTCTGTGATACTTGTTCGGCTCGATGCCGTAATACTCGATTCCTTTGTGTTCTAAGCATTCGCCTAGTGTTCCCATGCCAGCACCGATCTCGATCACAGACTGAGCATAGTTCTTTATTATGTTGGAAGTTCCCGCCATTAAGTTCCAATAATCGGGATTATGTGGGGAAACTCCGATGCTTATCTCGTAATCGAAAAACTCCTTTTCAGTTGCTTGCATTATCTATCTGGTCTAATTTTCTAATGGCCCATTTAATCCCTTCAGTGCCTCCCCAGGCATCCCACATTAAACCACCACAGCCTTCGCTATAAGGAACGTCTTTATTCTGCTGGTGTCTTTTGAAGCTCGCCATTCTTGCGATCGTGTCGCGTGAGATCGGCTCCTTGTTTGCTAGCTGGTTAGCTCTGGCTTTCCCTACTGAAGTGCCACATGATCCCCAGCCATTTTTCTCAGCATAAGCAAGCGCTCGCTTGGCGTTGTTTGTCGCTGCCTCTGGATAGTCATTAAATGACTCAGCAAAAGCTCCACCGGCTAGGATCGCCTGGTAAACTTCAGTCGCTTTCTCCTCGGTGTCATAGATGCAAGCACCTGATCCGATTCTGTATTTCCCATTATTGCATTTTATGACCGGCATAATTTTACTCGATTAGTTTGGAGTAAGTAGCAAATCTGGCCTCGTTAATTTTAAAGATATCGTAATGTTCGCGGACGTATTCTCCATTCCTATATCCGTAGTCATCGCGCATCTGCTTACTGAATGCCATTCTCTTAATATCGCGCTCCCAGTTATCGACCTCGAAGATCGTCGGGATATCGTCATAAGGCGCACGCTTGTAGGTTAGGATCGGGATGTTTTTCGCTCCTGCCTCCAGTGCTTTAAGATTCGACTTTAGTCTGTTGAATTTATTATCCAGCAAAGGGACTAAAAGCATGTCTGCCTCTAAGTAAAAATTCATGTATAGATCGACCGGCATCGACTCGAGGATCTTGTAGTCAAGCTTCTCGTTTGCCGTGTAGATATTTCCCATCTGATTCCAGTGCCATTTGTTAAATTCATTCCATCCGCAAAGAAGCATTCTGGTATTCTCTCTGAATACCCTAGACTTAGCCAGCTCTTCAATTGGTCTCTTGAGTTGCTGAATGTCCGGATAGTGAGTGATCGATCCAGTGTGTGCGATCGTTACTTTCTCATTCTCCTTCCTGATCGATGTAAATTGATCCTTATCAAATGGCAAAGCGTTTGGAAGGACCTCACAATTTTTATTAATCTGGATGATCTCCAAGCGAAGGCGATTGTGAGTAGTTGTAACCAGGTCAGCAAAGCGAATGTAATCCTTGATGATCCTAGTCACTCCAAGCTTGCGATAGGTAGGCGCGCTTAGGTGTTTATCGAATAGGCTCCAATAGTCATCAATATCTACCACCAATTTAAAGCCAAACTTCTGGCGCCATTCTAGGAGCTGAAGAAGTGGCGTCGATTCTAGGAACCGATTAACGACTACCACATTGAAATTCTTTTCTTTCAATAGGTCCTCTGTAATCGTGTCAGTAATCAGGCAGTATTCCTTTTCCATGATCGACAAAGGAAGCGCCAGTCTGTGGTAAGTTACACCACTATTTTGACTTCCTACCGCGAGGATTCTTAGCTTGGATTTTGTCATTGGTTTGGTTAGTTTGTTGGGCTGAGATTACATTCTCGTAGTGATGCTTTAAGCGCTTGAGCATGTCGAAGACACAGCCTCCACACCATGCATTTAGCACATAGCTAGGATCCAGTGATCGCTTATAGATTTCGTGATACTCATTGAGGACCGCGTGATCTAGGTTTCTAGTAAATCCAAGCGCTACCGATTCGAAGTTGATGATATTGTCTTGGATGAATTTAATGTCTTGCTGTGTCATAGCTTTGTTAGTAATTTCATTAATAATCTTTCCACTATCGCAGCGATCACGCCGGCACCGAAGGAAACCGCGACGATCGTTGATAGTAACTCAGGCGCAAACATCAAGCCTAGCGCTACCCAAAAGCCCAGGCAAGGCGCGCAGTTGAATGGTTTGAAGCAAATCCCTAAAGTTAAGGGCAAATTGTTCATATTCCAGAACGTGACGAAAGCCACTGAGGCGATGAGTTGAATCATTTGTTTGTCATTTTTAGCAAATTTTGAAGAACAAAGTATTTTGTCATTCAAATATTAACGATAAAAATTGCTGTCTTTCCAGCTGTCAATACTTTACACAATAGCTTTTTGTGTCAATCACTGGGGTATCAGTTTTGAGGGGGAGATGGGATTCGAACCCATAATATAGACTTAGCATAAGTAGCTTACCATTGTAGCCTTTCTCGTACTTTTTCAGTCCGCAGCATATCTATTACTTCCCCCTGGACGGGTCTTTCCCCGTATGTCACCTATCGCTATTTTGGCCATCAATTTGGATTTACTTCCTAAAAGCTTTTCCTCTTATCTATTGGAGCTGCGTATTTGGTTCTCACTCCTCGTAGCCAGGATAGGATTCGAACCTATAAAAATTAAATGCTTTATAGACTTATTACATTTAATGCGTCTACCGTCGTCATGGGACACCCCTAACCTTTCGCCACCTGACTATTTTATTTCTATTTTGTAGAGCGCTTCTTTTACTTCCAGGTAATAGCATTTATCGTCCATACGCTTCGACATGTCGATGAACTTCTGGCACATAAACAGAGCGCACTCTCGGGCCATTAGTTTGGAGCCAGTAAAGTAAAGGCAATTATTGAACAGCTCTCTTGCTGTCTCATCTGGCTTCTTATTCATCCTTGAGTTTCTTTTTGATTAACGCGATAGTTTTGACGATCGACGGATAGGGTATCTTGGTCTTTCTGTGGACGTCCATCTGATTGAAACCAGACTCGACGTATTGATCCAGCAGTCGGTCTTCATACCAGCACAGCGTCTTTCTCTTACTATCTAGCAAATCAAACAGAATTTCCTTCTGGTCCTTCGAGTTGTCGATCTGATCTTCCAGGTTTTCGATCTCCTCTATCGATTCGAACTTCGCCCGGAAGTTACGAAAGAAAGGCTGATTCATCCCAGTGCTTCGGATCATGTTTAGCATGGCCCGGACCAGGTAGAACTTGAGCGCGTTGTTCTCATAAAGATTCCAGAATTTCTCGTTGCTTAGAGTGCATAGTGAGATGAACATCTCTTGCCTAAGATCGTCGCGGAGGCTAGCCGGTTGCATCTTGCGAAGCGCCTGGCTTATATCCTTCGAAAGGTATAGCTCCTCGATTATCTCGTTTCTGCTCTTCACTATAAGTCTTCTGGTAGATTAGCGATGTAGGCTTCGACTTCTTTCACCATCCTTTTGTGATTCTCGATCTCATACTTCAAGTATTCGACCGCCTTCTCTAGGTCCTGGAGTTTGTTGGCTTTTCTGCCTGCTCGAAGAACGTACTTAATGACGTTACCTAGGGAGAACCCAAGCCCAAAAGCCTCGATAACATCGATCGCCTGGAGTCCTCCCTTTCCTTGATAGTGATCAGGTTTGATCACTTGTTCAGCGTTACTATTCATTGGTATTTCGTTTGGTTAAGCAAAGTTTAAAAAATGTTTTTTAAAATTCCAAATTTATACCGTAATTTTTTAGTAATATATTCAGCTGAGTATTAAGCCCTTCGCTCTTAGTCTCTGACATTTCGGTCATCTCCAAGCCCAGGCGAAAGAATAGGATCATAAGCTTCCCAGCATCCAGATACTGATCAGTGACATCTCCGCTTGGATCTCCTTTGTAGATCTCCTGCTCTAGCTTGAGCAGTTCATCAAGCACGCTCTTTGATTTCATCTTGAGCGCCTGGCGATTAAAGATCGACGGCCGGAAGTCTGCCTCGATGTGGTCGATCAGCGCGTTGATCAATCCGGCGTAGATTATGATCGTCTCTTTTTCTTTTAACTTTTTCATTTGTTTTCATTTAGATAGTCCTTTATTCTTTTGGTCCTCAGGAAGGCAGCCCTCCGCTCGGATCCGTGATTATTTAAGATTCGCAAAAGATTGATTCTAAGCGAGTGATTTAAGTCGTTAATGATAACACCAGGCAGAGTGATCGATCGCGTCTCTCGTGTCAATTCTGACTCGATCCAGGCGATGCACAGCTTATAATTGTCCGGCAGATTTTTATTAGTGTCCAAAGTTTAAGGATTTAATTTGTCTGGAAGTTTGTAATTCTCTTTTAAGTATTTAAGAAAATAACTAATACCTTCATATGAGTGCTCATCGCAAAAATCTTCCCATATTGATCTCCATGTAAAATTCCTTTCTGGCTGATCTAAACTAAATCCGTCATATATTACTTTGTATGGCGTGAAAGAAAGAAGATTTATTTCATCATCATGCAGTTCTTTAAATTCTCCTTCAAAAGCAACACCTACGATTTTATCGGTTGCAGCATGTACTTCTCCATGCCCATACTTATGATGATAAACTTTGTCACCATGTCTAAAAAGTTTTTCTTTTTTATTTTCCATTTTATTTTTGATTTAATTCTTCAATCCTAAACTCAATCCTTGGATTTAATTTATCAATGTGTTTGCGCATCATAAGAACACTGCAAAGGCGATCGTTTTTAATAACGCCAGACGTTTGTAAACAATCTAGTATAACTTTGGAGGCATTGTCAAGATCTGATCTATTAGATTGAAAGTAAACCTCAATCCAGATCTCAAATGGAACTTCGACAGGTTTATAATTTTTAGGCAAACATACCTTAATCTGCCAATCAAACATAACTTCATATTCTTTTAAATCTGCCGACTTGTAAAGTCTACCATTCCCTATTTTGTAGGAGTTTGACTTGCTAGGCACCTGGCCTTTGATAGTTATCATGATCTAAAATTTAGCCTCCTCAAAGGTATTTTTTAATTGCTTAAATGCTATATCGGTAGCAGTAAATGGGTTAATCTGGTAAGCCATAAGCTCCTCGTAAGAATCCGCGATCCGGTTTGTCGTAATATCCACATAGCGATCGATCGTGCAAGTCTCCCCGTCTCGATTTTTTAGGATCACATAGTTCAGGATATTATCGTCTGGCCCCTTGGCTGTATTGTTAGCCCTGGCGTCTGTGTACTTGTAATAATCGTCGCGATATAGTCCGATCACTGCGATCGCGTCCTGCTCGACATTCCCAGAGCTTCTAATGTCTGATAGCTGTGGCAGTCTTGAGGACCTTCCCTCGATGCCTCTTGATAGCTGAGACAAAGCGATGATCGGAATCTTTAGCTTCCTGGTTAGCTTCTGGATCTTATTCGATACGGAAGAAACCTGAGCGAAATCTGACTGATCCTTTAGCTGATTGTCTCTTATCAGTTGCAGATAGTCGATGACTACCAGGTCAATTTTATTCCGCTTGGCCTCCGATGTCAGGATCATAGACAGATAGTTGATGTCGCGATTATCGGAGTCATAGAAGAAGATCGGAAGCGATTTAAGGATCGACGCGTTCGAGTTTCGGATTTTAAGTATATCGTCCGGCTTCACTCGATTAGCTTTTAGATCGCTGTATTTATAGTCGCAATTCTCGGAGCTGATCAGACGATACATAAGCGACTCCTTTGGCATCTCCAAGGAAAGGAATAGAACTCGTTTACCAGATTTAGCTGCGCTCTTAGCGTGTTGTAATCCAGCTACTGTCTTTCCCATACCTGGACGCCCAGCGATGACCGTCATCCCTTCCTGGAATCCTCCAAGGATATAATTAAGTTCACGCGATCCAGTGTCGATCCCTGAGAATTTTATCTTTCCAGCGTTTGCCTCTAGTCGATTGATCACATCGTCGTAAAGATTAGCGATATCGAATACCTCTGTCGATTCGATAGATCGCTCTAGTGAGTCCATCTCCTTCTCGATGATCGTCTGTAAGTCTGAGACTTCCTTGTTATCAAGGATTGCTGCCTGAATCTTGAAGGCTAGATCGTGAAATCTTCTCTTTCCTTCTGTCTCTTTTAGCAGATAGCAAGAGTCTTCCAGGTTAATCACTCGGTCTGGCATTAATTTTAGTACCAGCTCCGAAGAAATTCCTTTCTCCTTTTCTTTGCTTTTAAGGACACGAAATACATCCGCTCTAGTGATCCTCTTATCTTCTAGCGATAGTTCCTTAAATGCCAAATATGACGCCTTGAATAAAGTGTCAGTGAACGATTCAGCATTGATTATTTTGTCAGCCTCCGAAAATAAGTGAGGATAGCTGAGTAAGTGAGCGATGATATCCTTCTCAAGGTGTATATCGCTTAGGTTTAGTTTTACTGCCATTCGATTGGTATTATAGGTTTGTAGTTCAAAGGTAAAGGATTATTTTGATTTTTTCCATAATTTGGAAGCTCATCGTTGAAGCACTTACCATTTAGATAGGTAAGTGGATTCTTTCGATATTGAATATCTGGATTAGCTCCGACGTATCGATTAATAGTCTCGAGGATTTTCTCAATCTCTTGCTTCTTTAATTTCTTCCAAGCCTTTTCACATTTAACTCGATCGACTTTCTTTCCGTAAGAGTTCCAGAAGATTTCAAACTCATCGCTTTTATATTCTTCTTCTTCTTTTTCTTCTTTTTCTTCTTTTTCTTCTTCTTCTTCTTCTTGCGATTCAGTATCCATACTGTATAGATACTGTATCAATACTCTATTCTTGACGTTCTTTAGCTCTTTTTCAACACATGACAAAACTTTAGGAGAATTCGAGTCGTTAAACTTAACCCAGTTCAAAAGCGCGATTTCATTCGTCTCTTTTGAGAATCTGATTTTGTTTTTCTCCTGGAAGAAATCTAATAATTTAAGGACCGTCTCTGAGTTGTATCCAGTATCGAAGCAGATTTTTCTGATCGATGTCTCGTAAATTCCGCACTGGGTAGTCTTGTCATTAGTCATCAAATACAAGTAAAAGTATTTCTGCTCTGGAGTTAGATCTCCGATGAAGGAATCGCTCCAGAAAGTGACCGATATTTTTCTAAATGCTGCCATATTTTTATTTTTTTAATACCCATTTTTGTTTATAAATCTTTGAGCCTACTGGCAAAACATATAAATCTAAATCTGTTTCGTTGTGTATCCCCCAATCAGCGTTATCATAACGAATTAATGTATTATAAGAAGTACCACTTCTATTAGAAGTAACACTATGCTCTATTATTGTACCAGAAATAATTTTCTTTTCTTGGCAAGCGTTTACTAATATAGCCGGAAGTCCAACTACTAAAAAGAAACAAAATAGAATATAAATTAAAAATTGTTTATCCATAATTGTAAAATAAAAAAAGCCAGACATTGCGTAGGAGTGCAAGCTGGCTTTGGTTTTTTAAACCCTTAAATAACCCAAGAACTCCTACCCTCTTGGCTTATTGTTCTCAAATTTAAAACAAAATTTTTTAATAACAAATTATTCCTAAGAATTTAATAGCTCCGTTAATCGCTGGATCTCTGCCTCCGATTCGCTGATCTTATCAAGGATCAGATCGAAAGCTTTGACCTCCGGATTGTAATACTTCATGATCTTAGAATAGTCTGAAATCGTTTGCTGTTCGTGTGCTATCCGCACGTTTACCACAGCGTGAAAGCATTGGTCCTCTAGTGTCATTGTCTTTCCTTAATGTGACTAACTACCTCGCGCCAGTACGTTACGTCTAGTCCATCGATGATCCGATTTTTAATGATCAGTCTGGAGTTTTCCAGGGCTTCTTCTAGGACGTATTTCATCTGAATCTTTCCGTATTGCTTCAGATCAGTATCGCTGATATAGTTGATTATATCGTCTGCTTTTTCTTTCGGTGTCATGGCTTACAGATTTATTAGATCCTCTCTTAATTCTGCCCAGTGGCTAAGATCTAAATCTCCTAAAGCAATTGACTCTAAGACGATCTCTGTCGCTAGGATTGCGGAAGCGATAGCCTCCTCTTTATTTTTCTTGATCTGTGGATGCGCTTCCTGGAAACGCTTCACTAAACTTACTGCAAATTGCTTTCTTGTCATTTTATTGGTTAGATGTGGGCCAGCCTACATGACCGGCCCGGTTTACAAATATACTAATTTTTTACTTTCCTTATTCTGTGGAAGAATATACCTTCCAGGTATGGGAAGTCTGATTCAAATTTGTAAGCATAATCGACCGTGTAATTATTATTTACTTTGTATCGATCAGTCTTTTCGATCATTGACTCCCAGCGGATCCGCTCGAAGATCTGTTTGGCTCCGATTTTTTTGTGACCGTTATTGATCAGCAAAAAGGCGAAGCGTTTGAATTCTTCGTAGATCCTTGGATTCCTTTCGTGATACTCTTTGAATGTTAGCATCTTGTTTGAATTTAGATGAATAGTAAAGTTTACGATAATCCTCCTGGAGCTGGTTAGATATGTGATCCATCCAGGCGTTAAAATCAAGCTTCTGTTTCTTCATTTTTATAGGGATTAGTTTTTCTTAATTGAGACCAGATTGCAACATGATACGATATCATATCATTAGAAACATGGTAACCTAAATGATCTTTTTTATAAAAATGAGAAACCTCCCATTCATCAGAATCCTTATCTCTTACCCATACGACATCGCCTAATTCAGGTAATTCTTCAGGTCGCTCTTGGCTAAATCCTTCAAGAGTATATTCTGTAAAGGATAGGGCTTTTAAAAATCCTTGATTAAAATATATATAAGAGTCTAAGCTTTCAAATTTTACTCCTACATTAACATCAATATCAAATATTTTACCCCATCCATAAACATGGAAATAAACTCTATCCCCTTCTTTAAATACTAGCTGTTTCATATTCTTGCATGATTAATTTTAACTCTTCCATTACTTCCGGATATTTTAGTTTCCCGTAGACTGTCTGCTGGACTAGGCCAGTGTTCCATTCCCTGGCGCTAAAGGGAAGCTTCCCCTTAGCATTTAGACGCTCTGCGACTTCTTTATAAACACTCATTTTTTTTATCTTTGCCATCTTCTTGATCTGTTTTTAATTCCATGTAAGGCTCGGAGCCTATAACTTTATAACCTTGCGATAATTTCCAGTCGCAATACCTGGTATATTCTTCACTAGAATTGAAGCGCTCTATTGCAGTAGAATAAACGCCTAAGTGATACTTAAAATCTAGTCTTAAGACTTGAGGATAGACTGGTATATCTTTGGATTTTTCCCCGATATAAACCAGCCCCTCCTTAAGTCGCTCATCCATCCACTGATCGAAGTCAGATTTAGTCTCGAAGTCTTTCAAATAACTCACAGACCAATCGATCGAATTTTTAAAAATGAAGTTTGTTCCTTGCTTGAACATGACTACCAAGGTAAATCGTCTTCGTCAATCACAGCCGGCTCTGCCACTGCTGGAGCCGGAGCGCTTACTGATAGCGACTTGTATTCGTTCGAAGATTGGATCTTCTCCTTAATGAAATCAGGGAATGACTCAAAAGCTACCTGATCAAAGTTAGTCACAGAGAAAACGATCTGTGGGTTAATGATTGGAGGAACTTCCATTCCCTTCATTACGCCACCAATCGAGGCGATCTCTGCGTAAGTCTTACCGCTTACCTTAGACGTCTTATGGATCACAGATAGCGTGCAAGGTTTACCAGCTAGTACAGCGATGTCGAACGCTTTACACTCGTCCTCTGTCAGGGCCTTTCCTCTCCAGGAATTTAAGAAGGAGCGAAGGTTTGACTTCTCAGATAGTGAGAGCGTAAACTCCTTAGATAATACTGCTGGCTGTTCGCCGTTCTCCTCCTTGTAAACTTTTAGCTCAGTCGGAAGCTCGAAAGTCAAACGCACCTTATTGACAAATTTCTCTTCGCCCATGTAGGACTCCTTAACAGTTCCCATGTGGATCATGGAATAGCAACGTGCTACGTAAGTACCGGCCGCGATCGGCTCGTAGTTTGAGCCTCCGTTTGATGAGGCAATAATTGAAGTTTTGGTAGACATGATAATAAAAATTAAAGGTTTGAAATAATTGTGATGATTGATAAGATGCCGATCACGATCAGCGTTAGGATAGTAGCCTGGGCTAGTTCAGATCCTGGGATTGTTTTTAATAATTCTCTCATAAAATTAGATGATTAAAGATTGCCAGAGAATCCGCTCTGGCTCGGTGTTATTTATTTTTTTCTATTTCTTTTGCTAATTCAATAAGCTTATTAATTAAAGCATTTTCTGCGATTCTGTATGTTATAAATGGCCCATCATTAAAATTTTCTTCTTTAATTATACGATGATTTCTTA